AAAGCCATAAACTTAATTGAATTTCGCCATTTGACTCATCAATATCAATAATTTGACTTTTTGGAATCCATACAAAACCATTATTTACACAATTTAATTGAATTGCGTTTTCAGTAACTCGATATAAATTACCGCTTGAACTAATTAATGGAATTCTAAATTTTGTTCCTTCTTGTAATGATTGTATTTTTTCGTTTAGTGTTTTCATCGTTTTTAAATTAGTGTGCGTTACCAAGTCGCACCCCTTGTTTAATATTTAATTATTTTTGTAGTTTTTTTAATCTTTGTTCAGCATAGCACAATATATTTAATTCTCTTGTAGCGTCCCACAAACCTATTGCATTTAATAAGTCATCTTTTAAAGAAGGAATATATCTTATTAATTGCTCTGCATTCATTTCTTTAATTCTTGTTCGGTAATCGTGTCTTTTTTTCATAGTGTTTGTTTTCGTTAATAATTATATGCAAATATAAATACTATTTTAATAACTGCAATACTTTTTAACAATTATTTTTAATTTATTTTTAATTATTTTTTAAAACCCTTGTGTTTATTACGTTTTCTGAATAGAAAAAAGTGTAATTTATATTAATTCTAAATAAGTAAAACATATAATAAAGGTAATTTTTACTTAATAAAGTAAGATAATTAGGGAAAGCATTCGCTAAATATTATAATAATGTAGGGAATTAAACAACTTGGCGGAAATACCGCAAGGTTAAAACCTTACAACACTTAATATTATTAAGGTTATAACCATAAAAATGTCAAGTTTATGTTGTAAAAAACGTGACAAATTAAAAGCATCACCTTAAAATTACAAGTCTATTTAATTAATGTGGCAATTTTTACCACTTATCCTTTATCAAAATGTCAAATCTAAAGTATTGGTTTTAATTTGCAATGTAAATTTAAAGTTTATGGTAATGTAAATTTAAAGTTTATGGTGCAGAAAACCAACACAAAATCGGATTAATGCCGATTATGTAAAGTATATCTAACATATTATCTATTTATAGTTGTTTGTCCCAAATTTGGCTAATATATGGGGCAAAAAAAAAGGCGGTTGCTTCTAACTCCCGCCCTTTAAAACTAACTATGAACTGCGAAGATATTAAAAAATATGAGTTAATCGTGCAATTTGTCCAAATTCTTTGTGATGGATGTAACCTTCAACCGCTTTTGGGACACCACAATATCCATTTTTTTTATGCCAACTATCGCTTGATGAAGGACTTCGCAACGTTTCAAATGTTACTCCGACAAAATCACGGCTTTGCTTATGATGTATGTGATGCGAATAAATATAGCGGTGTTTTGTTTGACTCCAAAGAACTGGAAACTCGGTAGCAAGTAATAAAGGAAGGTTTTCAACCTTTGCGCCATCCCCGTGTGTCGTTCCAATAAGATTGTTTCCGTACTTAAATGCTTTGCGATGTAGCAAATTAACGTTAAAATTGATTGTGGATTTACTAAAGTGTGCTTCTATCAGTTGCATCAAGAAAAAGCCGTGCATTAAGTCGTGATTACTTGGATTATACACAACTTCGACTTCTGCAAAACTCATTAATTGTTCTAAAAGTTCTATATAAAGATTCTTTGCCATTATGAAATTATCAAACCACATCCCATCCGTATCTTGTGGTGTTCCACCCGTTGTTGTTTTTCCGTTATCGGTGTGTAAAATATCGTTTCCCGCAACGAATAATACCTTATCTATATCAAAACCCTTTGCTTTGTCTAAAATGCCTTGCATCCCTTCTTTTGCACGTTTAACGGCTATTTGGCAATTATAGTCTTCGCCAGTTTCAAATGCACTTGAAAGTTTTCCTATGTGCAAGTCTGCGATGTCTATAACTAATAAATGTGCATCCGTGCTTTTTATAGTTTTTATAGTTGGATATTTAGGCGCATATGCTTTTACTTCTTTTATACATTCGTCTTTGATTCTTTGAATCTCATTTAGTTCTTCAACCTTGAAATTAGGGTTTTTAAAAAATAGTGAAGCATCTTTGGTTTTTAGCCATCCGTGTTTTACATCCTTGTCATCAACTCCCGCTTCGTCCGTTGCTTCTTTGATGCCACGATACTGCATAAGTATTTCGATTTCGTCTTGTTTAAGTCGAAACCTTGCGCTATTATTTGCCATAAAAATTTAGATTAATGATTTTTTTGCATACTTCCAAAGAAATGAAAGTAATAAACCTATTCCAACACCTACAAAAAGTAAGTTTAAATTTCCTTTAGGTCGGTTCTTTTTTAATTCATTTTTTGACTTTTTCCCTTCTGCTTTTGCCTTTGCTTTTTCGACAATCCTATCTTTATAGATTGTCTTAACTTTAATTTTATATTCTCGCTTTAATTCTATTCGTGTTCTCGGAACATACTGGGTTTTCCATTGCACTATGGTGTCGAATGTCTTTAAAAACGTTTCGTAATAAGTAGTGTCAAATTTTGTGATTAAAACACTATCAAGTTTTGTAATGGTCAAAGTGTCGGCTATGTCTTCGCAAACGTAACCTTTCTTTATTGCTTTATTCAAGTGATATTGTGCCGAACACGAATAAAGAAAAAGACTAATAATTAGAATAAATAGTTTTCCCATTTTTTTTGCTTGCTTTTAATACTTGTTTACGATTTCTTTTTGAGTAACTAACGTGAACCCATTGTGGATTTTCTTCGTTTCCGAACTCCCAAATCAATTGGTCGAAGTCTAATTTGTCTTTGATAAAATTAAAACCTTTAGAACCTATTTTTATGTCCATTGCTTCGCCCTTACAATGTTGGCTCGTTGAACTTCCTTTTATTATTTTATTAAGTTGAACACAACGAAACCCCGAACTAATTTTTATCGGTATGTTTAAGTGAATTCTTAAAGGTTCAAAAACGTTTTCACACAAAAGTTTTGCGGAAGCAATTTGCGAGTCACTCATTTGGTTGTTTATTCCGTGTGTTGTTGCGGTCGGTGAATTTTGAAATTCTGCTAAAGTAATGTGTGTGCTTAAATTCATTTTAGTTTGTTTATATCGTTTTTAATATCAATCGCACGGGTAAAAAGAAGTTTGGCTGATTGGAGCAAATTTGTGCCTTTTACAATGCGCCAATTTTCTGACACGGACATTATTTCTATTGAAGCAAGTACCAACGCTAACACCTTTGTGAGCATTAATGGAACTGAAAAGAAAACCAAAATTATATCGTTAAGAATAAAATAATCTATTAAAAAAAATAGAATTACACACAATTCGTAAAGCAACAATTTAGAAATAATTGCCGAAAGTTTGCGGGATGTAATTTCCTGCTTTAAATGTTTTGCCTTCCAAATACCCGTTGCGGTATCTGCTAAAATTAATGCAAATAATAAACCAAGTATTCCGCTAATAGGTAAGAAAAAAGAAAAGCAAATTGTTATAAGTTTCAATGCTGAATTTTTAATTGAGAAAAGTAATAAATAAAGTTGTAGTTTCATAATCCTAAATCTTCGAGTGCTTCAGTCAAACTGAAAGTTAAGTAAAAAAATAAAGTGATACCGCCAAAAACAATGTAATTTTCTTGTCCTTGAAACATCATAAACATTGAAGTTGCATATCCAAAAATAAAATAAAGACTTGCTAAATAATTACTTTTCATTAAATTGAGTTCATATAAGTATTAACTGCATTTACAAAATTCGTGTTTTCGCTAATCATTGAACCACCCATTGCATAAAGTCCAATAGTTCCGCCATCTGAATAAATTGTGTGCGACCTAAATATAAATTGGTTATTATTTGATACGGCGTGTGAAACTGCAACTTCAGTTGTTGAAGTCGTATCGTTAAACAAAGTAACACTTGTTGCGGAAGTTCTATGAATAGACTTCATTTTTGCCGTTGTGTCGTAGCCAAATGGGTTACTTAAATCCACTACATTTTGGTTTATTCTTTGTCCAACTGAACTTCCTATTTCAATTGAATTTCTATGTGTTCCGCTTACTCCGTCTATTATTGTTAAAGCGCTTGGACTTTCACCAAAGTTTTTTACATAAGCATAACGTGATGCGTTGTTTTGTGTGTAGTTTGTTCCCGCTACACTTGGATTAAAATTTGTATCAAAATAAGCGCTTGTTAAACTATCTGCGCTTATTCCTTGATTTGTAGAATAAGCAGTTGAGTTACTTGTTCCTTGTTGTAATAACTTCCAATCAATTCTTGCAAAGTCTAAATCTCCGTCACCCGCAAACACGAATAAACTATCTAATTTTGCCCAAACTCCCGCAGTTTTTAAATCAACCAAAAGTTTGTTTTGTAATTTTGAAACCGCTAAACTTGGTATTGTTCCGTAACCACTTGAATAAACTTCGTTATAATTAAAATCGTAAATGTAAATTAGATTGCTATCTGCTACACCACTACCCGAAGCGTTTATTGCCGTTACTTTACATTTTACTTCAAAGTCTGCATCGGCTTGAACTAATGTGTAAGAAGAAGAAATTGCACCGCTAATTAACGTTGTGTTTCTATACCATTGATATGTAAAACTTGTTGGTGTATTTGACCACGTTCCGTTAGTAGTTGTTAAAACACTTGTCACATAATCTAAACCCGAAATAATAGGCGCAACCGAATTAACGGGAGAATTACCACCCGCAGATACTCCTACAATATCAGTTAAACCCGCCCAAGATAAAAAGTGCGATTTTCCCCAGTTAATTAGATTGTTTGCTCCTTTACCCCAACCAATATTATTGTTTGCTGAACCATCGCCCCAACCATTGCTATTTGCCATTTTCTATTTTTTTTAAATAAGTCTTTAATTTTACAATGTTGACTTCTTTGGGTTTATAGTTCTTTATATGTACCATCCCGTGTAATTGTTTTGTGTGTCGGGATTCATATTTCCATTTGAATTACTACTATATTCGGGAAATAACGAATTATTATTACTTATGTAGTCAATAAAACGTTGCGTGTAGTGTTGTGCTATTTGTGTTTCCTTTTCAATTAAGAAATCTATTTCGTTTTTTTCTACGCTTGTTGAATTTTCGGAGTTGTGCTTATATACTCCTTTGTTTGAAATTGTGTAACAAGCAAACGGCAAATAATATTTCATTGCCAAATGTATCAACATAGGCTTTAAATAATTAGTCGTAAGCGTTAAATAATTACCCGACAAAGTATTTGCTATTATGTCCGCTTTAATCTTGTTTAATAGATTTGTACCCGTGAAATTTTGCAAGTCGGTATCTTGGGCAATCTTTATATATTGTATAAAGTTGTCCACATCCACATTTCCATTTAATGATGTGTACTTTGTTAAATCTAATCGTGTTATTAAAAGTGCTTCTGCCATTATCGTGTTATTGTTCTTGGTGGTTTTGGGTTACTTGGTAAAAAACCAAAATTTGGCATATCAACTGGTCGTGTTGAAACTAATGAAGGGTTTTTGATTACATACCCGTATTCTTCCGCTTTTGATTGTGCTAATTTTTTTGTGTCTTCAGTTATGTCTAAAGCCGTTCCTTGAAGAACTGCGTAAACTTGTTTGTTCCACCGATGGTAACACGAACCGCCCCCCTTAAAAAAAAACCTATCGAAAGTTAAAGCACCTTTTGCACCCCAACCAATTACTTTACCTTCTTTGTTTGTATAGCCGTCTCCTAAATAGGTATTACTCATTACTTGAATATCTTCTTTTCGGTAAATTTTATTAGAAGTAATCATTTGTTTGCAAAAACTTCTTGATTTTTTTAAATCTATTGCGCCAACGTATTTATATCTAACAACGAATTTTACCCCATCAATAGTTTTGTCTTGTTTACTTGTTATGTTGGGTCTTGCATCACCCGTACTAACCAAGCTTACAATTTTAGATAATAAACTTTTTTTTGGCTCTTTGCTTAACAACTCATTTTCTTTGTCATCCGTATCGTAGTCAACTTCAAATTCATCTATAAGCACCCAATTATCTTTTGGTTGTTCGCCTAAACCAGTCAATATGTTTTTATCTGAACTTAATGCCGTACCCGTTTCTTCTGCCACTTCGTCTGCCGTTTGCGTGTTTTCCAAGTCCGTAAACTCCAAAGGTTGTAATGTTCTAAAAAATAGTTTTAAAGCAATGCCATTAAATGATAAAATGTTGTCTACTGCATCTATTATTTCTTCTTGAAATGGTCTTATTACCATATTATCAAACAAGATGCTTGAATTTTTAAGTTCTTCAGCGTTTGAACTAAAGCCATTTGTTGATGCAACTCCAAATAATAACGGACTTGTAACGTTGTGTCCTAACATAATTTTGCGTAAGCATTCTTCCGACAAATAATTATAATGTTGCGGTGCTTCCGTCAAACTGATATCATCAATTGTTGTCTTGCTTTCTGCGTTATTATTGAATGCAACGATAACTTTTTGTCCGTTTGCGCCAGTTAACTTGTCTAAAACTTTATTTGATATGATTTGTTGTTGCTCATCGGTTGGTATTCCGTTTGAAAAATTAACTATTTTTAATCCCGAAAAAGAATTTTGGCAATCGTTTATTAAATATTCGGCTATTTCTTCTTCCAATAGGCAATAAGGAAGACAACCTTGATAGTCAACGTTTGCATAATATTTCATTCCAACCGAATAAGGTTTAGAAAATAATATTTCTATTTTGTCTTTACTATAACCAAAAGCCGAATAGCGAATTGGTGGGTATTTTTTTGTTTCCTTCCAATCGTCTGAATAGTAATAACCCGTAATGTTTCCGTCTTTATCGCATTTTTCTGCCCTTAATAGGTCAACGGGAATGTGATAAACCTTTAAAATCTTGTCGTGCTTTGCATTATAGTGTACTTGAAACGCAAATTGACCGAATAGTTTTCTATCTAAAACAATTTTTCTAACATCGTCTTTGTGAAACAATGCCATAAATTGCGCATACTCATTAGGCTTTTTATTCGCATCTAACGCACTTAATCCTTTTCCGTAAATCAATCGTGCAATGTTGTTTATTATTGCTGAATTACTTGTTGAATTCGTGTATCGGTCTATTAAATACTGAAAGAAATTATTATCTTCCCCGTATTCAACCCAATTATCACGATTGGATTCTTGAATTTTTGGCGAGATGTATGCCGAAAGACTTAAAACGTGTAAATTATTTGTATGCTTATTCATATACTATAAAATCATTTGTTGTGGAATTACTCACATATTGGTTATTATTCACCGAAAATGTAACTAAAGGTTGAGCGGTGCAAAATATTCTATCCTTGTAAATTATTTCGTTATTTGAATTTAATAATTCTAAAGTATAAAAATGTCCTTCTATTAAACTAAAAGTGTGTTGTATTAAATGTACATAATTGCCACCACCATAAAATTGGTCAATAGTTGAAACAACAATGTTTGTTTGTTCGTCTTTTGTAACCATTGTTATTGGTATTTCGTCAAATGCTGGCGATAAAACTCGCGGAACGTAATAAAACGTTTGCGCATTTGTAGAAGGTGTTAATACTATCATATTTATATAATTAAATATTCGTGTTTTTGTTCAATTTTTGTGACAAAAAAAAAGCCACTCAATACGAATGGCTTTAAAAATAATTTTTTAAGTTTTAAGAATATATGATACTTGAACCAACACCAACTTTCGCTAAAATTTCCGTTTGTCCATAAGGGGCAACTATATTAACGTGATTGGCGGGGATAATTTCTTGTCCCTTCATCGTAATGGTATATCCCACAAGGTCACCCATTGCAGTACCATTTGAAATTAGTGTGGTTTCAACATCCATACCATTTTCTAAACCCGCTAATAAAAATTTATTGCTATTTGTTTGAATCATAATGGTTGGTCTTCCCCAAGCCAAAAGTTTCATTTGCTTTGTTTGTATTGCAGTTAAACCTTTAGTAGTAAAAGTTAATGTTTGGTCTACAAAAGTAGTTCCGTTTTCTCTTGAACTTGTAATTGTTTGTTCAAAAGAATTTGCACCTTTCAACTCATATTTATAAAATGGAGTTGTTTGGGATGTTAGTGTAATTGTATTTAATTGGTCAGAAGTATCGGGGGTTGCCGTAGCATAGTTTGCCAAAGGTTGAGTTCCTACAACTCCATAATTAAAAATGTAAAGTGCTTTGATTCCCCCAACATTTGATTGGCAATCGTCAGCGTATCCGTGGTTTATTAACTCGCAAGCCATTTCGTTTTGTGTTTTTAAATGTGAATAATGTAAAGCGGAACTTTTACATCCCGCTTTTTATTTTAATCTTATACTCCGTAAAGAACTACATCAGCACCTACTCCGATTTGCACACCAGCGTTGTAACGCATAATTACTCGGTAGTTTAAACTTCCGTCAATTGGTGACATATCAATTGTTTGAACGACATTCTTGTCATTTAAAAGTCCGCAACCAAAAAACAAGTTATCAGTCGTGGTGGCTAACATATTGTCTGCACCTAAACCATTAGCCATAAAAACGGGGATGCCGTCAAACGAAAGTGAACCATTTGTGTACCATTGTGTTCCTTGTGCGTTTGTTCCGTTTGCTCCCAAGCCACTTGCTCCAAAACCACCCAATGCTCTAACGTACAATTTAGCAACTTTTTGTGAAACATATAACTTCAATCCTTCTTTTCCGTAAAGACTTGCGGGAATTGCATCAACTACTTTACCCATTTCAGCAATGATTACTGAAGCGTTTAAATTGTTACCCACTAAACCTGCTACATCAATTACACTTCCATCTGCTAATGCTAAAGTTTTGATACTATCAAATGTACCCGAACCCGAAGCACCACTCCAAATGTTTGTTTCAGTTGCAGATGCAACCTTTGCAGAAACGTGAGCGATTAAGAAATCGTCAAATGATTTAGGCATTTGTCCGTAAGAACTATAACCCATTTCAGCAACTTGCCAAGTTTGCATTAAGTCCATTTTACAAAGTTGGATGTTAACTTGTAATTCTTTTGTTGTTAATACTTTTTCAGTAAGTGTTACAACACCACCACCCGTTTGGAAATCGCAATTGGCATTTGCCACGATGGGTGTACTTGTTGAAAGGTTTTGTAATACTTGTTTGTATGCGACATTTGGCAAAATTGTAATTCCACCATTGTCTAATGTTGGTGCAGATAATAAAGATGCGGATAAATATTTTCCCGCAAATGTACCTGCATACGTTGTTCCCGTAGTAACTGGATTTGGCATTTTTTTAAGTTTTTAAATTGTTTATATTAATTATTTAGTTTTTCAATTATTGTGTCCATCAATGTCTTTGGTCTATTCGTTCCAAATTTAATTTGAGTCACTTCATTGATGTTTTCGGGGTTTAAAGAAATAGGTGTTACATCTGAAAGTTCGGTTGCTTCTAATGCAACTTCTTCAACTTTAGATAACGTTTCTAATTTTGCTTTTAACTCTATGTTTTCGTTTTTTAATTGTTCTATTTCAGCAAAGAAAGTTTCCTTTACTATGCTTTCTATTGTCTTTTTTGCGCTTGGTGTTGCTTCTGCTTCTACTTCAACTTCTGCTTCGGGAGCAACTTTATCTTTTGGTGCAACTTCTTCTTCAGTTGTTGCTTCTTTAACTTCTAAAATAACACCTTCAACTTCTACAATCAACATTCTTCCGTCTTCCAACTCATATTCTCCAATTGGAACGGGAATCTTTTGCTCGTCTTCAGTTACAATAAAAACTTCTTTGTCAGTTTCAAAAGCATCCGCTTCAAAAATTGTGATGCCGTCCATTAACTTCATTGTTTCCAATTTCACTTCCATTCCTAAAAGTGTTTTGATTTGATTAATTACGCTTGTTTTCATATTTCGTGTTTTGATTTTGTTTAATTAAAAGTATTTTTTGTATTTAGCAATAAGGTCTCCTACTCTTTTGATAGTTTTTAAAGCATCACTTTTTGTTTCGCTTTGATTCCAATCTAACCCAAGTTCTTTATATGAAATTGTAATTTTGGATATAAGAGAATTAAATTTATCAAAGTTTTTCATTAATTCATTTTTATAACCTTTTGCTTTATCTTCTAAATTTACAACTTGACCTAAAAGGTCTTCTATTGTTTTAACTTGTGAAATAATTAATGTTTCATCTTTTTTAAGGTCATCAACTAATCCTAAATTAACTTCGTGTTTTGCTAACTCCGTCTTATCTGCTAACTTATTATAAATGGTTTGTAGAGTGTTCATATTTCGTGTTTTGTTTGTTTATTTTAAATATCGTCTCCACCTTTTATTTCTAAAGAATTTAACGCATTAATTACTTTAGTGTATTCGGCTAATTTTGCTTTTACTCTTGTTGAATTTACGGGTGATTGTATACCAATTTCTTTAGATGCCTTGTCTACTTTATCCGCTTCTTTTAGTGCTAAATCTAAATTTATAACCGCTCCTTGCATTGCTCCAATTAATTTTTGAAACGATATCGAAGCACTTTTTCTTTCATTATTTGCTTTATCTATTCGAGCATTAAAATTGTCAATTAATCCTAAATTAACTTCGTGTTTTGCTAATTCCGTTTTGTCGGCTAACTTGTTGTAAATGGTTTGCAAAGTATTCATATATGTATAATTTAATTGTTTATTTTTTGTTGTATTTTCAAATTTAAACCGCTCCTATTCCTTGCGCTTTTAGTGTGCCATCACAACACTTTACATTGTAAGATTTGCCATCTTTACATAGGCAAGCACGCTTCCCGCCTTTGGGACTTGTTCGGCTTTTTTCTGCATCTTTTTTCTTTTTGTCGTTCATTTTATATATTTTTTTAGTGCTTCTGAAACCCCCGCCCACGCTCTATTCTTCACTTCTCTTAAAAAACGTGTTATACCTTCATATAAAACTAAAGTTCGTTAAATCGCATTAAAACCGCCTTAAATCGCATTTCGTTTTTTTGTTGTTTTTATACTTAACGACCTTGTTGTGTATAAGATTTTGCGTAATTTTTACTTGATTTTAACTTGCTATTTTTGGTTTTTGCGTGAACTCCAGTACGTTTTACTTTTGGTTTTTTAAGGTGAACTTTAACGTTAGTTTGCTTCGCCATTTGCTAAATTATTTTATGCCTTTTGAATTTTCTAAAACGTATTGATTTACTTTAAATGAATTAAAAGCCATTTGTGACGCTTCACCTAAATCTTTTGGTGAAACTATGCCTAAATCGTTTATTTGTTTTTCTATTTTAATTATTTCAATTTGCAACTTATCATATTCAGACTCGTATTTTCTTGCTTCCGTACTAACTTTTAAAAGTGCATTGGATAAAACCGCCTTGTTATTTAATATTTTATTAGATAAATCAGTTGCTTTTTTATTTATTTCTTGAATATTACCCAATTCTACTTTGTGACTTGCTAACTTTGCTTCTACCTTTTCAGTAATGTCTGCAATAATTAATTCTTTAGTTGTTTTCATTTTCCTTTATTATTTGTTTCGTGTTTTTGTTTGCTTCGCTATTAAAAATTATTTAATGTAATCTTTAACAATATCCGTTTCATTTTTTAAAGATTTAAATGCTGGAACGTTTGCGGGACTTAATCCAAGTTCTTTTGCTTGTGCTTCAAAGTCTGCAAGTGTCTCTAATGAACTTTTTAAAATTAATTTTAATTGACTTACGGCATCTTGTTTTTGCTTGTTTAATTCAATTAGTTTAGGGTTTATAACATCAAGTTTTTTTTCATAAACAAAAATGTCTTTTAGTCTATTTTCTAAACTTTTTAAATCTGCTAACTCTACTTTTTGATTTGCTAATTCGCTTTTTGTAATTAGTTCTTTGATTTTTTCAATTGTTACTTGTTCTTCCATTTCTATATTTTTAAAACTCATTTCGTATTTGTCTGCAAAATAACCTTCAATTGAAAATCCTTTTACTTCACCAAGTTTTACTTTGCTCCAAATGTCATCGTTATTTACTTTCATCGAAATCATCCAAGTTCCTTTAGGAAAATTAAATCCATAGTTCATAGACTTGTCGTGGTCACCTTCGACAATCCAACTTTCTACAATTGACATTCCTTCCAACTTTTGCTTGTGTTCTAAAGTTGCGTTGTTCTGATTGCTATTCATTAAAAACAATTCACTTGCTTTTCTAATAGTTGCTTCCGAAAAATAAATATAATATTCTTCACCCTTTTCATTCTTGCGGTAAATTTGTTTATTAGGTATCAAACCCGCTCCCATAAGTATTCGCTTTTCAGCATCAACTTCTTTTAACTCTATTTCGTGTTTAGATAGATAAATAAAGTCACTTTCAATGGCGGGACTTTCAACAACGCTTACTGCGGAAATTCCGCTTTCTTCGTCTTTTTCGTCAATAATAAGTTCTACTATTCTCATATTTATTTAATTAAATTATTGTTTGTTTGTTGCATTTTCTACCCGCCTAAAGTTGCGTTGGCTAATCTATTTCTATCAAGTGCTTGTTGTGATGTGACTTGACCCGAAACAACATACGCTTGTATTGGTTGTTGCCCTAAACTGGCAAGTTGATTAACACCGCTTTGACCGACAACATTAAATTGTGGTGCGGACATTGTTGGCGCAGTTGCACCACCGCCACCGCCACCGCCACTTGTATCTGCTGAAGCACCACCTTCAAATTGTGTTTTAGCAATTTTTGCTATTTGAACCGCTCCTAATGCCCCCGCAATTCCCGCTTCAACAAACTGCATTCCCGTTGCCAATTTAATTGGGTTACCACCCGCAGTTAATGCCCCCGTAACGGCTAAATAAGTATTTGTTACCGCTGAAGCCAAGTTAAATGCTTTTTGTGCTTTAAATGCTCTACGTTGGTCTTTTTCGGTTTTACCCGCACCCATTTGTATGGCATCATTAATTACGGATAAAGCCGACATTGCCATTTGAATGCCTTTTTTGTTCATCTCTCTTTTTCTTGCAAGTTCTGCGTTTTCTAAATCTTGTTTGTCTTTATCAAATTTAATATCAAGTGCCATTAAAATGTCTTTATTGTCCTTGTATAAAAGTTGTTGTTTTTCGTATTCAGTTGTTAATTTAGCAAGTTTTAAATCGCTCTCACTTAAAGTTAATTCTTCTAAAACCGCTTTTTCAGTTGCTAAACGTTCTTTTTCTTTTGCATCTTTTTCTACTTTTGCAAGTCTATCTATTTCAGCATATTTTTGTGTTATAGCACTAAATTCTTTTCCTTGTTCTTCTTGTAAATCTTTTGTAGATTTTCCCGCTTTGTCTGCTAATAAATAAAGTGCATCGTATTTATTTGCTAATTCTTGTTCTTCTTTTTCTTTATCACTCGTTAATTTAGATTGCCTATTTGATTCTATTGCATCGTAATATGCCAATAAATTGTCGTTAATCTCTTTAATTCTATCGGCTTTTTGTTGTTCTAAATCAACTTCTTCTTTGTTGTTATCTTTTTTTGTATGTACTTTTTCCTTATGTTTTTTTTCGTGTCTCTTGGACTCACCATTGTCTTTTTTCTTGTTCCTTTCGGCTTCTTCATAATCAAAATCTAATTGCGCATCTTTTAGTTTATTGGTTGACTCCTTCCAAGCCTTCTCTGCCGACTCAAATTGTTTAGTAGACCCCGACTTTGAATATTTTATGTAAGTTTTAAACGCTTCGTCATTTTCTTTTTTGTATAAATCAATACGTTGCTTTGACCCTTCAGTTTTTATTTTTAGTATTTCTTTTTCGCTTTTACCTTGATTTATTGCGTTTATTTCATCACGTTTTATTTGTTGTGTAATTACTTTGTCCGTTTCGTCATACAAAAGTCTTTGTCGGTCTAATGCAAGATTTGTTCGTTCAAGTGCATCGTCTAAATTCTTTTGTGCAACTTCTGCATCTTCAGTTCCACTCGAAAACATACCCATCGCATCCAATGCCGTACCAAGTAAAACAATTATTGCTCCAATTCCCGTTGTTATTAATGCAATTCTAAATGCTTTTGTTGCTAATGTTGCACCTTTAATTGCCGTGCCAGTTCCTACGACTGCAACCCCTTGCGCTATTGTAGCGGTTGTGTCTGCAATTTTTGCAGTTGTGGCTTGTGCAGTTGCTCTAAAACTTCCCGTTTGAACAAAATTATAAATACCTTGAAAAATAGAAGTTGATTTTATTACTGCACCAAGTGTTTTAAAACTTGCAACACTTTCTCCAATGCTTGAAATGCCACTTGTAAGTTCCATTGCAAGACCAATTTTTTCCATCGCCTTACTTGCAGTCTCGCTTTCTACTCCTACGATTTGCAAAGAATTTCCAACTAACCCAATACTTTCTTGAACACCGCCTAAAGCACCATTTACTGAAGTTAAACTTTTTGTAGGGTCAAATGCTTTGATTAATTTATTACCTTCTGCAATCTCAAATTTTAATTCAGAAGCACGTTCAGCCGCTTTTGCAGTCTCATATGCAGTTGCACCAAATTCTTGTGTTAAACTTTGAACTTCGGCTTTTGCTTCTTTGAGTTGTTGTTTTAGTGTTCCTAAATTAGAATTTACTTCTAACTCTATTACTTTTTTTTCAGACATTATTCTTTAATTTTTTTGCTATAAATCTTTTTCTTAACTCTTGTTTCCATTGTTCTTTTATGCTTGTAGTAAACTTATATTTACCTTTTGCGATGTCTATGTTTTCGCTTACTCCGTAAAAGTTGCTTAATAAAAGCATTTCAATTATTTGATTTATCATTGTTGGTTTATTATAATATAACTTGTGTCCGTGCTTCCGTCTTGGTAAGTGCTTATTAATGAAATTTCAATTATTCTTGCTACGTTTGGCGGAACTCCGATTATTAAAAATTCTTCAGTTGTAAATTTAACGTTTGACAAAGTAACGTTGCTTGCATTTGCACTTTTTAATACTGAAACTTCCGTAACTCCATTTCCAAATATAATTGGCATCATTTGATTACCCCCCGTTGAAACGGGTGTAAAAGTATTCACAAATGGTTTAACTTCTGCAAAATCACTAATCAAAGAAAAATTCACATCTCCCATTGTCAAATCACTTTGCATTTCGTTAATCATATAACGCTTGTCCCTAATGACTAACCTATCGTTTAATTTTAAAGTTGTCAATAAAGAAATTGGTAAAATCGCTTTTACTTTTACTAACCTATTTTTTTTGTTGTATAGGTTATTTAAATAACTTCCGTAATAAAGTTCGTAAAGGGTGTTCGTGTTTACAACATTATAAAAAGTTGAGATTTCAGCACCAAAATTTAATGTTAATGGAATAAGTCCTTGCGTAGTTAAAATATTACTATCTTGTCCAAATGGAACGTAACCCGTTATATTTGCTTGTCCATTCCAAAATATTTGTCCACTTGTTAAGTTTGTTTTTTGGTTCATATACAATAAACAAGGTTTTGGAATGTAGGATGTAAATTCTTTATTTAATGCGTAACCTACTTGTAAATTGTTTTGAAAATTATTGTGTAGTAAGTTTTCAAATGGACTTTCAATTTTATATTCTCCCCCGTCATAATTCCATCCTTTTTTTAGATTTCCATATCCGTGTGCATCTGCATTAAATGGACTTTCTAAAAATGCTTTATTCATAAAACATTCGCTATCTTGGTACTTAAACTCAATAGACTTGTAAAGTTTCATTCTTTCAATTTCAATGCTTTTAACATCAACATATGTTGTTATGTCTTTAATAACTCCCCTTCCATACCAATATGGTATCGGGTCAAAAGTAAATACGTTTTTTTCGGTTGAGTATGCAGTCATATTAAACTCTTTGCATATACCCGAAACAAAATCCGCAATTTTCATATCGGGCGCTAACCCCGCTAAATCAGTCCTTCCCGCACAATTTGTAACTGATGTTGCTTGTGCAATACAAAGTGGAATATAGTTTGGGAGAGAATAAGCAATGTAATCAAAAGTAATATTAAAAACAATTGGTGATGTTGTTCTAATAATAAAACTTATTATTCCATTTCCTATTCCATTTATAGGTATTGGAAAAGTTACCAGTCCGTCATAAATAGAATATGCTACTGCAAAAACTCCATTAACATAAAGGTCTAAATATCCAACGGCTCCTATTGGAGTTGTAGAAGTTACACTAATTGCAAGGTCGTGAAATACTCCACCATTTGCAGATGATTGAAAAATTCCATTTTGAAACGTGTTATTTGTTGTGTTAAAAATTACTTGGTCTGCGGGGTCTACTGAAGTTGATGCCCAAGTAACATTTGTTGGCGAATTCACTTCAAATATTTGGCTTTTATTTTTATACCACAAAAATGCTTTTCTAAACATATCCGAAGTTAAAAATATGCCATTAAATGTTATTCCGTATTTTGTTTGGATTAAATCAAATATACTTGCAACTCTAACCGCTGGAAATAAATCAGTTAAAAAAATTCTTCCGTTAAAGTGTCCTAAATTATTACTATTGTCATTTGGGTAAGTATACCAACTCGGTAAATTTGCAGTCGGCATTGGAACACTTGCGCCAAATTGCCAAACTTTTTTTGAAGTTATTAAAGGATAACGCACGTTATAATCATTTACTGAACTATCTATTGTGACTCGGTTGTAAACTTCCGTGTTTGTAAAATAGTGGTTTAGTGTTGTGTAATCTAATTGGTTTAATTTGTCTTCATTAAAATAGTCTTTTAAAGAAACTCCCGCACCATAAAAAGTTACTGAATAACTATCGGGTTTTCCGTTTTTTAGGTTTGTCTTTTCAAGTTGAATTTTACCCCTTCTAAAAAATGTTGTGTCAATTTCAATATATGCGTTGTATCGGTTTTGATACAAAATTGTGGCATCAACATCGTTTTGGTAAAAGTGCTGAAATATTGCGTTGTTTATAGGTGAACAAGGAATTGTAAAACCTTGCGAAAAATCAGTATAGATTTTGCTTATGTCACTAATATTTTGAATAGTCGAACTTACACTAATTTTTTCATCGTTGAATAATTCTAAACGTGAATAATTTAATTCGGTTTGTGCTAAAGCCGTTTCAATAAAAATTGCTACTTCTCTTTTCATTATATAACTGAATTAATAACATCGTATGCAAAATCAAATTCCAAAGAATAATTTATTTGCTTCGTGTTTATCTTCTTGAATAACTCCGTGCTTTTCGTGTTTATTTTTGCGGGTTTACTATCTATTAATATTTTTTCACTTAACATAATTTGTTTTAAAACTTCGTTCCAACTTTCATTAACCCAACCCGTATTCACTTTTATTTTTTTACTTCCATTTGTATTAAATGTTTTCCTTTGTCCTTCGGATATATCAAAAGCAAAACTATCAGTTTGCATTAAATTGTATTCCGTGTTTTCAACATTGAAGTTGTCGTTACTTGCTTTAAAAAAGAACTCCCTTTGCCACGCTCCATATCTATTCACAAAGTCAATAATTACGGGTGTATATCTACATTCGTTAAGTGCTTTAAAAATAAATGTTCTTAAAACATTGTTTTGTGCATCAACAATCTCAACTTTATTTCCCAGTTGTTGAAGTGTTGTATCAACTCGCCTAACATCTCTTGTTGTTGATGCAACTGCAATTGTATTAACGATTGTATTTGTTGTTAAATTTCTATATTGCACACCCGCATTAGTAATTCGTATTTTTCCCGCATCACTTGTTGGATTGTAATAATAAGTGTCTGCATCAAGTCCAATATTTCCTAAATCAAAATTTGCGCCTTGTTCATAATAACTATATCCGTCAAATGCTACATATACAAGCGGACTTCCGACTTGTGTGTATGTCGCTCCGTTCAACCTATATTTTTTTATTTGAACATTAAGCTTTTCTATAGCGGGTGTTGTTGTTGCAGTTCCACTTGCTGAACAAGAAGTAAATTTTATAAATTCTCTTATGTATGGACTTATGTCATATAGCGTTGTTATGTTTGTTGGAGAAGGTATTAATTTACTTAAAGTGTATGTAGGTAAATTTGGAACAACTGAACCATTATACAAAAACAATTCTAATTTTGAACCACTTTGTGGTGTTGGGGTTGTTTCTGCTATTTTAACAATAAATGGTGAACGTGCGAATATTGGCATTTGTTATTTTTTTTCGTTTGCAAATTGTGTGTACATAAATAAGTTTACTGCATCTAACCCAAACTTTTCTATTAGTTCATCGGGCAATCTTTTAAATGCTTTTTCAAATGGTGTTGTAAAAAACAAACTTGGTTTAATTCCCGAAAAATAAATACTTCGTGCCATTAAAAACTTTAATGTTTTTCTACTCATAAATTTTCCGTCTTTGTCTCTTGGTGATAATCCTTTTCTAATTATCCACTTGTCAAGACTTTTTGTTAATCCGCCTTTTTGCCCCGAACCACTTCCAAACTTATAAGGTGAATTCGGTGCTTTTTGAACTCCGTAATTTTTTGATTCTTTTGGTAAAGCATTTGGGTCTTTACCTTTAACTCCTTTGTCTTGAAACTTTCCATAATCATTCATTTCAAAGTCCATATAAAAACTATTAGGCATTGCCCTAACGTTTCCATTTAAACTTTCAAAAAGTCCTTTAGACACAATTTTATTGTCACGACTTAAATTATTTTTTGCTTCAGCAATAACAAAATCACGAAACTTTTCAAGTGTTTTTTGTACTTCGGATTGTTCCATATTAACAAATTGTCATTTCATTGGGTGTTACTATGTCAAGTGTCATTGTCCATCCCGCCATATAATTCTCGAACCTTTCAGTAAATGGTTCTAAAGTTGCCGTGCCTTCTACTTGGAATAAATCATACATTAAAGTCCCACGTTTTAAAATATCGTATACTCTATTTAATACTGCGTGTTGTGTGTTTAGCACATCAATTTCATTATCGTTACCTAAAAACACATCGGTTGTTGCAGACTTTGAAATATCTACAATATCCATTGCGATAAGGCTTACATTCCAAGTTATGGTTTGTTCATCAATTGTGCTACTATTAACAATTATATGAATCAATGGAAATATCGTTTGCTTTGCCAAATCAACTTTAAAAATGTCTCCTTGTGTTATTGTGTTTACAATTAAATCTGCATCAAAGTGTGTTTTAAGTCTATCTAATAAATTGTAATAATTGCTCATCTTCTATATTTTTTTAATTGGCGATTTTCAATGTCTTGCTTTTGCTTTTCAAAGGTAAGATAAGTGAGACATTCAGTAAGTTTGAAGTTTGTGATGTCATTAAATTTTGTGAAATCTCCGTTTGCAAGTCGGTAAAGGCTTGTATACCATCCCCAAGATTTTCCAAATTGAGTCGCTTCATTATATTCTCCGCCATCTTCGGATTCATCATTACTTCCGTCTCCAAATAAGAAAGTGAACTTTGTAATAATTCGCTTCCTAAATTCCAAAAAAAAACACTTGAACTAATCGCTATGTCCAAAGGCGCAAACTTCATTAAGTCTTGCATTTCGGGCATAGTTGTATAATCAATTATTTCATACTTATCTTTAAACTTCATTTTAACTGGGCGATACATCACCGCTAATGCTTTGTGATATGTTTCCCACTTTTGTAGATTGTTTTCAAGGTCTACATATTCACCGAATGTTATGTCTTCAAGTTTTGTAATGAATCCAAACTCTTGACTTCCGATTTTAAACGTTGGTTGAAACTTTGGCTTCTGCTCAAATAGACTTTTAAAATGTAAAATCAATTCGTTCAAATCCGTTAACTTCATTTTTACGATGTCCTTGAAATCAATACCGCAAAAAATCTGAACCATTTTTTGTGCAATAAATTCATTGTCATTACTTCCTTCTTGTGTCTTTAGGAACTTTTGGTATTGACTTAATGTGATTTCTTCTAAAGTAGTCGGTACGTTTAATTCTAACTTCATATCTATATAATTAATTATTGGTGTTTTTGTTGTGTTCGTTTTTTTGTATGTAATCGTATGCTTGTTTTAGCATATTAATATCTCGGATGTCTCGTAAATAAATACGAACCTTTACACCTTTTTTTTGGAAGATGTATATCTGAACCGCTTGCATCATTATTTCTAAATCGTTCATCTAATAAAGTATTGTCCCCGTGTTGGGTTGTCAAGTTGATATGCTACTGCGTAACGCAAAGCATCTATTGCGTGGTTGTGTTTGTCTATTGGTGTTTTGCTTTTCTTTTCAAGCCACGAATAGTTGTTTAGTTCTTTTATTAAGTCAACGCTATCTTCACTCACTATTAAGTCGTAGTCTTGTAGCAAAGTTATTCCGTAGATTACCGAGTCCGCTCCTTTGATTGTAGCCACAACGTTATTACCTAAAGCATTCAATTCGCTTATTAATCGTGGTTCGGAATTATCACCCACTATTAAATTCTTTTCGGCATACTCACTATTCAATCTTGCAATTTGGCTTGTGGTCAATGCTTGTTTATAATAGAGTAATTGAACGTAAATGATTTTGTTTGTCTTGTCAATGTTTGTTTTAACCAACGTGGTGGGGTCGTTACTAAACCCATAGTCTTGACCGAATACGCTTACTCCAACTTCTTTAAAGTCCCCAAGTTTCCAATTGGTAAAGATTACACCTTCCGCTTTATCCAACCATCCGCCCATAATTGCGTGCTTATACTTTTCGGGTCTTCTTACCCTTATGTTTTCCACTTGGTTTAAGAAGGACTCGGATAGGTTTTCAATATTATCCAAGTACGTTGTGTGTATGTAGGTAGTATCGTTTTTTATTAGTGATGAACCTTGTTCTATTCCTTTACTCTCAAAGAACTTGTCATATATGAAATGTTCTTTTGTGGT